AAGCAAAAGTTAGTACCGGTACTGCGGCTTTGACAGTTTCGCAAGAAGGTTACTTGATTGCTAACGGGAATTAATCATGGCTAAATCTCCAGCTTGGCAACGCAAAGAGGGGAAGAACCCGAACGGGGGGCTAAACGCCAAGGGGAGAGAATCCGCCAAGAAGCAAGGAATGAACCTCAAGCCTCCTCAGCCAGAGGGTGGCTCAAGGAAAGATTCTTTCTGTGCCCGCATGGAAGGGATGAAAAAAAAGTTGACAAGCTTGGAAACCGCAAAAGATCCAGATAGTCGCATCAATAAAAGCTTGAGAAAGTGGAAATGCTAGGAGTAAAAAATGGCCGAAAAAACACCTGCTAGAAAAATAGCCGAAGATATGGAGTTTGAGAGAGCATATCCAATGACATCAAAATTGGGTAAGGAAAAAGAGGGTATAAAAACCAACTTAGGCTTTCCCATTGCTGCAACTGTTGATGCCATAACAGGCCCAAAAGGACGATCTGAAGAAGATATGTCAGAGCTTACTCGCGAAGTTGCTCGTACCAACAGGCTAGCAAAAGGCGGCAAAGTTCGCTCTTCCGCATCAAGTCGCGCTGATGGATGCATTACCAAAGGTCACACAAAAGGAAGGTACATGTAATGGATACACACGACGCAAAAACAATGACAGATGGAGCAGCCGTAGTTATAGGACTGGGCGGTTTTATGTCATGGTTTCCACCTATTGTTGCATTGATTGGTGGTTTACTTACAATTGTTTGGATGACCATCAGGATTTGGGAAACAGATACTGTTCAAAGATGGGTAAATAAAAATGCCAAGCAGCAGTAAAAAACAACATAATTTCATGGAAGCGGTGGCCCACAATCCATCGTTCGCCAAGAAAGTAGGGGTCCCTCAAAGTGTGGGGCAAGAGTTCAGTAAAGCGGACACAGGCCGCACATTTAAAAAAGGTGGAAATATGGAAAAACATGAAATGCACTCGCATCATATGAAGATGGCGCATCATCACTTAAAAGAAGCGATGAAACACGGCGGTCACGTTAAAAAAATGGCTTCTGGTGGTGAAACCACTGGTAGACATGGCGCTGAAGAAAAAAGAGGAATGACTACTGCTAAGATGGGCAAAGTCAAAGAGGGTGGATTTAAGCCGCATGGCGAGCACTCTGTTGAAGTTAAAGGAAGAACTAGAGCTATGATGCCTAAAATGGGTGGCAACACAGTTGGGGACGGTCCTTTATATAACGTAAAAGGCCCTGCCATGAAAAAAGGCGGGAAAACTCATACCATGAAACGTGGCGGCAAAGCTTGTTAAGGAACTAATATGAATCATCCAGAACACGAAAAACACATTCATCCCGCAGGGCATGAGCATCCCCATGAGCATAAACATATGGTTCACCATATGAAGCAGCATGAGGAAGGTGGACATAAGCATCATCACCATCATTATAAAGAACATGCTGCTGGCCATGAAATGCACCATGAAACAATTGAGCATTTACACAAACACCAAAAACACGATTAGGAGTATTTTATGCCTATGCCCATGCCTGCTAGACCTATGCCTGCCCAGATGGGCCAACCTAGACCTATGCCAGGCAGAATGCCTGCTAGGCCTATGCCTGCTATGCCTCCACAAGGAGCAATGGCTCGTCCACCAGGAATGAAAAAAGGTGGAGCTACTCATCGTTGTCATGAACGCGCTGATGGTTGTGCTGAAAAAGGCCATACCAAATGCAAAATTGTGATGTGTGGCGGCGGTCACGTTAAAGGATAAATCATGGCTACAAAAGATGCTGGAGCTGGTCGCGGATTTGTTAATCCACAGCGTACTGATGAACCTGATGAAGAATATGTAACGCCTAAAGATCGTTACGAAACTGAAAAAGAACGTAGCGAACAAGAAACCCAAAGAAAAACCGATATGGCGGCTGAAGAAGCTGGTAAAGGCATGAAAAAAGGCGGTAAGGTTAAGCATAAGAAGATGGCTAAAGGCGGCGCTTCTAGGGGAGATGGGTGTATTGAGCGTGGACACACAAGAGGTCACATGAGATGATGGCTAGTCGGGGCATGGGAGATATGAATCTATCAAAAATGCCAGGTAGAAAGAAAAAATCCACTTATAAAAAAGGTGGTCCTGTTGGACTTTATGCAAATATTCATGCAAAACAAGAAAGGATAGCCCACGGATCTGATGAGCATATGCGTAAACCAGGTAGCAAGGGTGCGCCAACTCAAGAAGCTTTTGTAGAATCTGCCAAAACAAGGAAAAAAAAATGAGTTTGCCAAAAAATGAAAAGGTTACTGTAGAAGTTGTTGCTCCTCTTACAACAACTCAAGTGCAACATGTTGCACCCCAGCCTATTCCAAATATATTTACTTGCATTGCGCAAGTGCAACAAGTTGCGCGTAAATAATGGCTACTACATCTGGCGTTTCAGCATTCAATCTTCAGTTAACTGACGTTATTGAGGAGGCTTTTGAACGCGTAGGTGTAGAAGTAAGAACGGGTTATGATATAAGAACAGCCAGAAGATCTTTAAATCTTTTATTTACCGATTGGGCTAACCGCGGTATTAATATGTGGACATTTGAGCAAGATTATATTTCTCTTGTCCAAGGTCAGCCAACATATGCTTTGCCGGACGATACTGTAGATTTACTTGAGCAAGTTATTAGAACAAATGCAAACAGTACAAACAATCAGTCTGATTTAACAATTACGCGAATCAGTGTTTCTACTTATGCAACGCTTCCCAATAAATTAACTCAAGGCAGGCCTATTCAGGTTTGGATTCAGCGTTTAACGGCTCAAAATCAACCAACAAGCAGTGCTATTTATGCTGCTATTGGTGCAACAGATACATCAATTCCAGTCACTTCAGTGGTTGGCATACCCAATGCAGGCTGGATTACTATAGATTCTGAGCTTATTGGGTATAACGAGATACAAATTGCGGCTAATGGTAACCCAGCATACTTACTTAATTGCACAAGAGGCCAAGGAACAACGACTGCGGCCTCACATGTGTTGGGTGCTCCTATTATTTTGTCTCAAAAGAACAGTATTACTGTATGGCCAACGCCTGATTCAGCGGCAAATTACCAGTTTGTATACTGGAGATTACGCAGAATGCAAGATGTTGGTGCTGGCGTTAACGTAATGGACGTACCATTTAGATTTGTTAACTGTATGGTGGCTGGATTGGCTTATTATTTGGCATTAAAAGTTCCAAATGGCTTAACAAGAATCCAATTACTAAAACAACAGTACGATGAGGCATGGGAATTGGCTTCTACAGAGGATAGAGAAAAGGCATCTGTGCGTTTTGTGCCCAGAAGAATGTATATTGGTGGAAGTACCTAATGGGTAATAGGTTTTCATCTGGCAAAAACTCGATTGCCGAGTGTGATCGCTGTGGATTTCGTTATAAATTGTTTGATCTTAAGAAAGAAATAATAAAAACAAAGGTTTACAATTTAAAAGTGTGTCCAACTTGTTGGGACCCAGACCAACCGCAGTTACAACTTGGTATGTACCCAGTTGATGATCCGCAGGGCGTAAGAGATCCAAGGCCTGATAGAAGTTATTACCAATCTGGCAGTACTGGGTTGCAAACTTGTACGGGTAATGGTACAAACATCAATCAAGATGGATTTCCATCTGAAGGAAGTAGGGTTTATCAATGGGGATGGAATCCTGTTGGTGGCGCAAGTGCTTTTGACGTTGCGCTAACAGACAATTATTTGCAAGTAAATGTGCAAGTAGGCACCGTATCAATAGTAACAACGTAGGAGTATTTATGGAAAAAGATGATATTAAACAAGACAAAAAGCTCATTAAAAAAGCTTTTAGTATGCACGATAAACAAGAGCATCCTGGTAAACACACAAATTTATCCAAGCTTAAAAAAGGCGGCATGTCAAAAATGGCTAAAGGCGGGATTACGTCTGAGCAATCTAAGACTATGGGCCGCAACATGGCTCGCGCTATGAATCAAAAACACACCAGCCGCGGAGGTTAATATGAAACCATTAGTTAAACCAACTACCAAGAATAGTCCAGCTATTCACAGGCCAAAAGACGTACACAATGGGAATGCAGATGAATATGCGCCCCCACACACAATGGATGGCAAGCGTATTAGTCCTAAGACAGATTCTTTTGTTACAGTAGACCCCAATACTTTAAAAGCTACAGATGTAAAAAGATTATCTGGAACAATGCGTGTAAGCATGGGAGACCCTGGCGCAAATAATGTTAAGACCGATGGCATCAAAATGCGTGGTGCTGGCGCTGCTGAGCGTGGCTTTATGAGCAGAGGCCCAATGGCATGAGTTTAGATTACTCTCAGCTTTCTCAGTCAATACAGGACTATTTACAAAACTACGAGGCAACTTTCGTAGCTGATATTCCTATTTTTGTTGAGCAAGCTGAGCAAAGAATCTTTAACATGGTTCAATTTCCATCCATTCGTAAGAATGTGACTGGAGTACTTACGCCAAATAATCAATATCTAGCGTGCCCAACAGATTTTCTTGCTCCGTATTCTTTGGCTATTTATAGTTCTGCATCTGTTACCGCAACAGGTACATCTGGAACTTATGCAATTACAACATCTGGTAGTGTTACAGGAACCATCCAAGTTGGACAATATGTAACGGGCTCAGGTATAGGTCTTAGTGCATATGTAACATCTATATCAGGCACAACAGTTAATTTGTCTGTAGTTAATTCTGGAACGGTTAGCGGCACAATTAACTTTCAAGGCCAATACAATTATTTGTTGAATAAAGACGTTAACTATATAAGAGAAGCGTTTGCCTTGCCAAATTACT